TATCGTCCCCATAGACGCGCACACGACCTTTGTACGAAAGAATTTCTCGTCGCAGGTCAGCGGGTGATTCCTCTTCGCACATCCCGAGAAATACTACGGCCAAGAAAATCATGGCCTCAACGGGAAAGCAAAGAGCTGAACCCATAGACGCATACTTGGATAGGGTAACAACCCCATGTCCAGGTACGTCAGCACGTGTCGACCTTACTGCTAAGAACGCCTCCAATAAACTGGGGAAGTTCCGCAGCAGAGCTTCGACGTGTAAGACAGAAACGCGATCGGATGCATCACTAAGATCTAGTGTTGCAAGGTCCCCATGTAGGGAACCTCTATGAGCCAATTCCTTGTTAGGGTCTTGGTCAGTGAATCCGATCATGGAGTAGCAGCTGTTAATCCTGGTAAAACCAGGAACCACTTCGCTCTCCAACAGGTTTACCAAGGGCCGCATTATAGCTTGCTGCATATACTGCATGCAAGCGGGCTCAATGGCAATGATCCTAGGCGCTTTCTGCGTTTTAGTGACATGAACAACCCTTACGGGCAACTCATCCACGGGATCAGGGAAGTACACATGGTCGAGCTCCTGATAATAACTGGGGCTCGGGAGGGCATATTCCACATAAGGAAACACGCTCTCTAACCGGCTGGGCCAAACTAGTTGCTTAAATCGTCCGTTTGACGATAGCTTCTCAGCTGTGGCTCCTCCACCATGTCTCGGTGATAAATCGCCCTCATATATTTCTTTTGAGAGACGACTAAATACATCACCAAATAAGTGTGCACTAATGCGAGCCAAGCGATCAAAATCGCTAGGACCCACTGCAGTGGTAGCACTCTGTACCTCCAACTCAATGTCGACAAACTTGTTGAAAGCTGCTCTGACGCGATGGTCTGCGCATTGCAGCTCCAACTTACCGAATACTTTGGTAAGCTGGCGGACGGCATTTACGCTGTCCACATTTATGTCGACACGAATCATACCGCTTTGCCGGTCGAAGCACTGAGCAAGGAAACCTCCCAGAAATCTGGGGAGGGGACCAGATGACCTCTTAAAACCTAAGAAGTCACCAGGCTCAACACAGCCCTTGTCTAAACACTGCTCGAAAGCAGTGCCAAATGAGGGAAGGGTTATCGTCATAAAAGAC